TGGCATGAAGACCCCAAACTATCTGGTATTGTTGCGTCTTTCGAAACAGCCTTGGGTTCGAGACTATCGGTTAATTCCATCTCAAACACGGGCGTACCATTGCTTTACATAACGTCAGCCCGCAGATCGTTGCGTTACCGCGCCAAGAAGATCGGTTTGGTCTGGGGAAAGTGGCCCAAAGAAAACGGCACCATGATTACTGCATGGTTGCCGAGCAGGCCATTGAACCCTTTACCTTCCAATCCGTATCTGGAAGTTCAAACAGATTGACAGTTACGAGATTTACATTACACTAAGCATGTCGTTAATTTGGTTGCCTCTAAATTTCCGACTTTGTGTACATGCACCCAGAGGGAACCCACCCCTCTGGGTGTCATGTTTTTGGCTAATAGCCCTTCTTCATCGGGCCTTTCTTCTTCCCGTATGTCTTCTTCATCGGGCTCTTCTTCCCGTATGTTTTCTTCATTGGGCTCTTCTTTCCGTATGCCATGATCTCTCCTTTAGGATTTTTTGGTAGTGGACTTCTTCTTGGGCGCTGCTTTTTTAGCAGCAGGTTTTTTCTTTGCTGGCGCTTTCTTCTTTGCTGGCGCTTTCTTTGGCGCTGCTTTCTTAATGACGACATCGTCGGCAGTTCCCAACACTCCATCATCTCCAGGTTTAATTTCGACCTGGACGACGCCGACCGTAGCTTTTGCGCTGCCTGATTTACCAGAAGCCTCCAGTGCATAAATATGCGAGAGCAGCTTACGAATCGGCAGACAATGGCGACAAGCGCTTTTGTTGTCGTGTAGACAACGGGAAGAAGGGTGGTACTCTCCAGAGTCTGGAGATTCGACTTGCTTTGCGATGTTTTCGATTTCACTGTCAGACAGTAGTCGTGGAATCAGGGACATGTTTCACTCCTAAGATGGAGTAAAGTCTATCACCAATCCTGTCCACTTTCGTACACATCATCAATGTCAGCACGCTTTCTATACGACGCTCTCTTTATGTAGCTGTCTACCGCGTCAAGACGATCAGAGAACTTCTGATGTTGTGCGTCCCAATCCAGAAGGACCGTACCTGTTGGTCCGTTTCTTTGTTTGGCAATGATGGCCTCTGCATGATGCGGGTTTGCCTTAGGGTCATAGTAGTGATGTCGGTACAAGAAGATTGCTACATCAGCATCCTGTTCGAGTGATCCAGAGCCTCTCAAGTCCGAAAGCTTAGGTCGTTTATTTGTACGCGCTTCACAACCTCGATTTAACTGAGCCAAGCAAAGGACAGGAATCGATAGGTTTCGAGAGAGAATCTTCATTGAAGTAGAGATCTGGGCTACTGATTGCTCTACGCTTTCGGCGTTTGGTTGTTTGATCAACTGTAGGTAGTCCACAATAATCAAACCTAACTCAGGACACATCGACTTTAGACGCCGCGCCTTTGCCGAAATCTTAGCCACGCTGATACCCGACTCATCATGAACATAGAATGGCGCATTGTGAATGAACTCTAAGGCGTCACTGTCGAGCTTGTCCCAATCTTTCACGTTCAATGACCCGCTACGGATCTTACTCGAATCCACACCAGACAATGACGACGCCACTCGATCTATCAATGCGCCTCTATCCATCTCTAATGAAAAAAACCCTACGGGTATGTTTGAACGCAGTGCCTCAACTGCAATGTTCAAAGCCATAGCGGTCTTGCCCATTGATGGTCGAGCGGCAAGCAAGATTAGACCAGGATCTAAACTGCAAAGCTTATTGTCGAGTTCAGGAATCCCGGTGGTCAACTTGACCGTGTTCGGATTTTTGTTTTGCTCGACTCTCTGTTCCCATCTGGACTGAGCATCAATCGCCATAGCAGAGCCGGTGTGCCAATCGGTTTTTGACTGGTTACCGGCGATATTCATCAGGTCTTTCTGAGCAGACTCTATAAGCTCGTCGAGTTCCATGTTTGGGTCTGAAGCACTCTGGACAAGCTTGCTGGAAGTGCTCATCATCTTTCGTCGGATCGAGGCTTCTTTGATCGTAGTAGCGTAGTGAGTTGCTTTAAAAGACAAACACGCCACGTCTCCTAATGCTCCGATAGAAGTGATGTCACCATACTTCTGAGTGTCAGACTCAGCCACGAACTTTACTAAGACCAGTGAGTCGAAGTACTTACGTTGTCTTCTGAAAGACTGAAGGAGTCCAAACAGATTCCCATGAGTTGTGACTGAAAAGTCCTCAGCAGACAACAAACCATCCACATCATCTATGACTGTGTGATCCAGAAGTATTGCGCCAAGGAGTGATTTTTCGATTTCAATAGTGTGTAGCTTTCTATTTCCCAACGGTTGCCTCGTTCATTAATTTTATTGGTTGCCTAAAGTTCTTGTGCTGATTGTTGAACGCAGCGCAAAAAGCTGCTCTCATCTTTGATCTGGCGTAATCACCCGCAGCATCCCCGAGAGCACACCACCCCCCGATAGCTTCGAGTCCTGCCAGAATAGACTCATTGATTCGATCATTTCGACTAAACATTGCTGGTTCTGATCCGAGTTCACCCACTGCTTGAACCACAGACGCCCAAGCCTTTTCACTCATCTCCTGTCGTTCTTGATCGACTTGACCTTCGAAGATCCAATCGGACCCATCCCATCGCTCATTAGCAAGCGTGACATTACGATCCACCTTCTCTCGGTTGAGAAGATTGGTAATGTCCATGTAGCCACCCTTTCTCCAGCCATCGACGAGAAAGTCCCCTTCGGGGTATTCGAAAGCCATTCGAATCACAAGCATCAAATCCTGAGTTGAATGACCAGACTTCAAGGCTGCGCTCAGAACTCTCTTCCTGCCAGCAGTCATCTTGTTTGTCCGTCCAGACCTCTTCCTCTGCAAAACATGCCAAAGGTCAAATACCTCACGAATCCTGGTTTCGTGGGACGAAACTGGGACAACATTGGGACGACCGCCTGTAGTGATTTCAACTACTTGACTGCTCTTAGGCTGGCTTTTCTGGGACGAAACTGGGACAACATTGGGACGAGACTTGTCGAACTCCTCAACTACTTGGCGGGCTTTTCTTTCCGCCCAACCCCAACGTAATGCCAGCTTTCTGCGACCCGGTCGAGCGCCTGTTTTCAGTTGCTCTTTCTGATGCCACCAGGACAGGTCTATGTGGACAGCATCTTCAATCCAGGGCTTAGGCAATGCCTTGGCAACCGATTGCCAAAGATCAAAACCACAAACAAAACCCGACTTGTCCGATGTCGTTTTACCCACCAGTCCTACCTTATCCCAAGTGAAGTCCATTCAGAATAGCGGAGAAAGAAGACCTGTCAAGAGCGATGCCGAACAACCCTCGAACTGACCTCATCTCATCTCCATGAGGGCATACAAAGCGATGCATGCAGCGTCTGCAAGCCCATCATGAGCCTTTGTTTTACGCCCAGGGCGGAGGTCTAAATCGGGCACACGTTGTTCGCACACGAGAATAGATCTGCCTTTTCCAACACCGGGAGCGTCTCTGAGGACTCGACTCATCCACGTTTTAGGATGAACACTGATTACAGGAACTTCATAGCTCGCTAAAATACCACGCCACAAACCCCAACCAAGGCCGATTGACAGCATGCTGGTGCCACCCTGCCCAGGACGAGCGCCTTGTTTTTCCACCGCTGCATACACGCGGTCCTTATCAACCAGGCTTTGAATCGCTTCAGCCATTCGATATTCGGCGTACTCGCGCTTACTGCCTTTTCCGATTGGTACAGTGAACTCGGGTTTGGTCATCCAAGAACCAACTACTTTGCCCGCATCATCGATAGCCACAATCGCTCCATCTTTGCCGGGATCCACTCCAAGATAAATCATCACACCTCCTCAACATCAGGAACAAGGTCATCAAACAATAGAGAACCAGGGGATACCCCAAGAACCTTGGACAGGTACAGAACTCGATTGTGGCGAGGCATCACTGCTCCCGAAGTGTACTTCTTCAGTAGCGAATAGCTGATGTTGTGCTCACGAGAGAACTCCCTCATACCCTTGCCTGAAACGGCAATGAGCCAATGAAGATTCTGACCGAAAATCTTGGATGTCTTTTCCATGTGTGTTACCTATCATACAGTGGGCGCAAAAGCTAACCCCACCATTGACAGGGCTCACGCAATGAACAATGTTTGTGGTGCGGACAGTTTTAGCCCAATCAACCCAATACAATGGTGTCACCATGAACATTATCCCAAACGAACCTAAAAGCCTTCGACTTGGAGACCAAGAGTCTGCGGCTAAGATCATCGACGTTTCATTGCTTGAAAGCGTTGGAAGCCGAATGATCACAAAGACTCTTCAGGAAGTAGATCCATCTTTCCGAACCCGAGATCTTATCTCGCGATGGCGCATTCCAAACATTCTCAACGCTGTTGATGAGCCTACTTGGTTCAACATGGTTTCTGCTTGCCTGGATGGCCAGAAGAAGACTCTGGTCAACCAGCAACCGAATGGAGACTGGCAGCCTTGTGGCTATGAGTTCGAAACGCGAGAAGAGGACGGAGTTCCTACGCTCATTCTCGGTGTTCGCTGGGCAGATCAAAACAATGCTGAAGAGTTGATCTACCAGAATGGCGCTCCCATCGTGAACGTCAACGTGACCACGGATTCTAAAAACGAAAACGGAAACCTTGAGAAGCTTCTTACTCTGCTCGCAGAGGGCCAGGTGTCCGTAAACGAGACCCTTGCAAGCCTCAAGAAGGATAAGGCATCAACCGAGGACCAGCCTAAGCGTGGTCGCGGAAAGGCTAGTTCCTAAGATGAGCGTCGTCAGGATGAGCAGGGATGACAGTCCCATTCTCAGCAAGAAGACCAGCCTCGGCAAGCCTTCGCCCTCGTTCGAGGGCTTGCCTGCGGTCTTCCCCGTTATCAATTTGGCGCTGCACATATTTTGCGGCACGAGCCACACGAGTATTTCCAAGTTTCTTTGCCATGAAAACATCATAGCCCATTAGCGGATTAGGAGGCAACCTGTGGCGCACAGCGTAGATTGGCACCAAGCCAGACGTAAAGGTCTTGGTGGATCAGACATAGCGGCGATTCTCGGCCTATCTAAATGGAGAACACCCATGGACGTATGGGTGGAAAAGATGGGGTTGGTTGAGCCAAGTGAAGAGAACTACGCCATGATGCGAGGGCGTATCCTTGAGGATGCTATCGCACAGTGGTATGGCGAGTTTACTGGGTTCAAGCTTCACCCAGGTGAGGAAATGCCAATAGAGGGAAAATACCCTTGGATGTTGGCTTCCCCCGATAGATACGTCGATAACGACGTATCACGTTTTATTTTAGAAGTAAAGACCTCCCGATCAGCAGATGACTGGGGAGCTACTGGAACCTCCAAGGTTCCCGTGTACTACGCTACTCAAGGTGCTTGGTACATGGCATGCAAAGACATGGATCGTTGTGACTATGCGGCGCTTTTCATGATTAATGATGAGTTCCGCATGTACACGGTTCATAGAGATCAAGCTGTAGAGAACAGGCTGATAGAAGTGGCTGGAGACTGGTGGGAGAAGCACATCGTTAAGGGCGAGCAGCCCGATATGGATGGCTCCAATGCGGCCTCTAACTATCTACAGGAAAAGTTCCCCGAGAACTCAGTCGAAATGCGTAGCGCTACGATTGATGAAGAGGATCTGATGCTTGAGTTGGACGAAGTACAGCGCAACATCAAAGCCCTGGAATCCACCAAGTCTAAGCTACAGAACGAAATCAAGTCATGTATTGGAGAGTCCTCAGGACTTTTTACAAGCAGCGGAAAAGCTACTTGGAAACTGCAAAAGGGAAGAGAGTCTATTGACCTCAAAAGGTTGAAAGAAGAGTTCCCAGAGATCGCAAAGAAACTAACCAAGCACTCAAAGCCCAAGCGAATGTTTCGTTTGGACATCAAACACAGGAAGAGGTAACCATGCCAACTAATCAAATCGAAAAGAAAGAAACTACACCCATGGTGAAGTTCAAAGATCTGGTGGACAAGATGAAGCCAGAGTTGATGGAGGTGCTACCAAAGCACCTTACTTCAGAGCGAATGGCGAAAGTGCTGATGATTGAAGCACACAATACGCCAGCGTTGCTGGAGTGTTCATTCAAGTCCATCGCACAATCAGTGATGTTGTCAGCACAGATTGGTCTTGAACCTGGAGGAATGCTTGGCCACATGTACTTCATTCCATTCAATGATCGAAAGTCTGGTAGCAAGACTTGCACGCCCATCATTGGATACAAGGGCATGCTGGAGCTTGCACGACGCAGTGGCCAGATCAAATGGCTGGATGCCCGTGTAGTCTATAAGGGAGAGCCCTTTGCAGTCAGCGCCGGACTTCAACCGGACATTACTCACGAGGTTCGAGGCGAGGTAGATCGTGACGACAAGAACGTGGTGGCTGCCTACGCTGTTGTGGTCCTCAAGGATGGTGGTCAGTACTTTGAAGTTCTGTGGAAGAACGACATCGACCGAATCAAGAGGCGATCAAGAGGCGGACGCAGCGGACCATGGGTTGACGATTACGCTCGTATGGCTCGTAAAAGCGCAATCCGAGCACTATTCAATGGTGGTGCAGTGCCCATGTCCGTCGAGATGGCAACAGCCATTGAGATTGATGGAGACAACCCGCACTACAACACAGACGTTATCGAGGCCACCGTTTCTAGCAGTGGTTCCCCGACAACAGCCAGTGCGTCAGATGGCATGGACGGCCTTAGAGCAGTCCTAGTAAATGACGAAATGTCAGATAACTAAGCGGACTCGGTTTCTTCAGCAGGGGCGGCTTCATCCTCGGATGGGGCCGCCTCTTCTGCTGGAGCTTCAGGTGCCTCGGGCTCCTCAACAGCAGCAGGCTCCTCCGGCTTGTCCATCAGATGACAGGTTCCGAAAGAGGTTGAGATGACAACAACGCCACCAATCAAGGCAACCTTTACATCCAGTTTCTTCCACAGTTCTTTGAGCTTTTCCATGTTCTCTCCTCTACAGATCGGCTTCTGTAATCAGGGTATAGGTAAATACCTCTGCACCAGACGCTTTCCAAATACTAACAGCTTCCTTCCAGTCTGCGATTCTAGCAAAAACCTGGCACCCAGCGCTCCACTTATCAACCCGTGTTGAGTTCTCGCCAGCATGATGCAGGTTCACCCCGTACCAGCCCTCGATTCCGTGATCACCATCATGACCGAAGTCTAGTATGTTGTCTCGATTGTTGTCCCTCCATACGCGCACGGTAGAGGCTCTCTGGCACAGAGTTTCATACTTGCCAGCATGAAGATCCCACTTGTACGCAGGGTACTGACCAGGAACAAGGATAGCAGTGCCTGCTGAACTGCCATAGACCTCAGGGTTTTCAAGGCAAAACTGACCAGGATCAGTGGTGATTCTGTACTTTTTATGTTGCCACAGACCATTACTGACCCAGACCAAATGCATTTCATCGTCAAAGCTATTGGAAATAGGATTCTTTGACCGTACACCAATGCTATTGATCTGTCCGTCTGTGTATACGTCATACCCTTTTGACTTCAACACAGAGATGATTGCTGGAGCATCGTCCGAAACTTTAGGCTGCTCTGGCTCGTCAGGGGCCTCCAGGGCGCTCATAGTGTTCGGCCCAATGATTCCGTCAACGCCAAGCCGTGTAGCCTTCTGAAAGCGCTTTACAGCGTTTTCTGTGCCACTTCCAAAGATCCCATCAACTCCGATCTGACCAAACCCTTTGTCATTCAACAATGACTGGGCCTTCTTTACTTCCGGTCCCCTACTTCCCTTCTTCAACAACATGATTTGTCTCCGTCTTGTCCGAGGTGGTCTTTACACGAACACCAGTCCTGACAATGGTGACTTGTTGCTTGCGAATCTTCTTCGTCTCGCAAGTTCTTACCTTGAAGGTTCTACTGGTTTCGTACTTCATCATCCGAGGAGGATTCGATAGGTGACATCGGCAGCCGGATTCACAACAGCAGTCGCACCAGTGCCTGCTTCAGTTGCACACAAAGCTTTGATTCCATTAGCGAATGCGTTTCCAGTCGCACAAGTAAAAACGCGAGAGGATTGTGCTGGACACTTCAGCACCCAATTGGGATCAGTTGACGCATGCGTACAGGCGGCTGCGCTTCCCAAATCGTAGAGCTTCACATAAACGGGAACGCTGTTGCCTGTGTTGTCGATCTCTACCTTGTAAAGTTTACCAGCAGTACCTGTCAGGGTGTCTGGGGCACATGTGGCGTCAGTTTGAATAGCGTAGATGGTTCCTGCGTTTACAACAACAGGTTGAATAGTAAGAGCCATTTTTACCTCACCACGGCGTGTAGTTTTACAGTGACTGCTGGAGCAGTAGTACCGCTCGTTCCATCTTCTTGGACCGCTGCATAACTAAGATTGTTGAACGTGATCCCATCAATGATCGTCCAACAGACTTCTTCAGTCAGCTTGAAAATAAAATCCGGCTCGGTAGTACCCACTGTAGGGTCTGCATTGTCATAAAGTCTCAGGTGAGTCGTGCCTGACGGTACATCCATGTGCATCGAGTACACTGTGGCAGTGCCCCCAAAGACATTGTCCACAGCGGTCTCATCTACGTCATCATCAGTAAGAACGAAGTCGGTATGGGTAGCGCTGTACTTTCCAGTTTTAGTTGCCATGTTTCACCTACTTCTTAGGAGTGGGTTGAGGAGCAGGAGGTGAGGAATTTTGGGGCTTATCAGCGATAGCTGACTGAACGATGTCCAGGCAACGCTTGAGACCTTCAGGCATGCCGTCGTCGCGAGCAATCACTTTGACGTTGTACTTTGCAGAGTTGTCTGAGGAGCGGGTGTT